CCTTTCTTCCCCTCACACGAAAGCTCGCGCCGGGTGCGCAACACGTTCATGAACGGGTTTGCCCGGCGCGTGAACGCCCGGCTCGCCGAAATGCTCGCCGCCCGCGAGGCCGAGGCCCCCAAGACCACCACCGGCACCTCGCTGGTCGTGGTCAGGAACGCCGTGGTCGCCGAGCAGTACGAGGCCCTTGGCCTGCGCCTGCGCAACACCACCAGCCAGCGTGCGATGAGCTACAGCAACGCCGCTCACGAAGCGGGCATGAAGGCCGGTGACCGGGTGCATCTGGGCAGCGCCATCAGGGGCGGTGGCGAGAACCGCCGCCTGCACTGACCGGCCCCAGCCAAGCCCCCGCGTGAAAGCGCGGGGGTCACCCCATCCCCTGACGAGGAAACCTGCCATGACCGCCACCCACCTTGCCGCGTGCGACGCCCGAGCTATCCGCTTCGCCCTTGCCCTGCCCGACAGCGCCGACCTGCCCTACCCCAGCGCCGAGGTGCTGGCCTGCCTTGACCTCAGCCATGACGTGCCGGTGATGATCGCCACAGCCGTCCTGCGGGGCCGCCTGACGCGGTGTCCCCCGGACATGCGCCTGACCCCCAAGCCGTGGCCGAAACTGCCCACAGCCGCCTCTGTGCCGGTCAAGAAGGGCCGCGTATCCGGGGATGCCGTGCTGGCCACGTGCGCGCCGAACCCCAAGAAACCCGGCAGCGCCGCGCGCGAGCGGTATGCCCGCTACGCCATCGGCCTGACCAAGAACCAGCTACGCGGGCTTGGGCTGACGCTGGAAGACCTGCTGGACGATTGCGAGAAGGGTTTCATCACATGGGCCACATGATCGGGTACACGCTCGTTGCCACGCTTGCCCGCCGCGCTGGCCTGACCTGCCACTTCGATGGCGCATACCTCGTCTTCCGCCGTGCTGATGGCACCGAGGCCGGGCGCACGCTGATGGACGACAACGGCATGGCCAGCCGCCATGCGGTCGAACTTATTTTGAAATAGGGGTAGACGCACGATCCAACCCGTGCCATAAGCGTTTCGGGTCGCTCAACCAAGCGGCCCGCGACCAACCAACCACAGGAACCAGCCACATGACCTACCGCAATCTCCGTTACCTCTGCGCCGCGATCTGCCGCGCCGAGGGCGACTTCTCCCAGCCTGCTTTCGCGATCTACAACGATCACGGCAGGGTTCTCCGCTTCGGCACCGACCGCACGGCCATGCTGAAGCTCTTCAACCGCGCCTACGACCGCATTCCCGGCCTGCACATCAGCGCCGTGTGGGCTCAGAACGACTACCAGCCCGTCGCCGACGCTGCCGAACGCGCGCTGGCACGCTGGGAAGCTGCCAACCTGTGACCTGAACCGGGAGGGCTTCGGCCCTCCCGCCACCAACCACCAACCACGAAGGAACCAGCCACAATGACCACCACCGACCACGACATCCGCCGCGACCCCGCCTACATGCGCTTCTGGCACGCCATCAACGAGGGCCGCGCCCTGCTGGGCCTGCCCGAGGCGCTTTTCGGCAACGTCCATGCCATGTGGATGCAGGCCATGCAGGTCACCCAGACCGAGTTCAACTGTGCCGCCCTGCGCGGCACGACCCCGCAGCCGAGCGCCGAGCGCATCGACCCCTACGAGGCGCAGACGCGGGCCAATCGCTCGTACGCCATCAACCGCGCCAACCAGCGCTGAACCCAACCGGGGCCGCCTGACCAGCGGCCCCATTTTTCTCAAGGAACCAACCACATGACCCGAGTTCAAATTCCCGTCTGGTCCGACAGATGGATGCGCGGCGACAGGTATGGCGAAATCGTCAAGATCGTCGTCAGGCCCGAGCCCAATCGCGACGGCACCTACAAGCTCGCCCGCATCAAGCTGGACAAGTCGGGCAAGGTCGTCAGCTTCCCGCTCGCCGACTGTGAAGTGCTGTCATGAGCGCCACCCTGACCAAGCGCCAGCGCGACATGCTGCGCGACCTTGACCGCGACGGCGAGGCGACCGACTACGCCAGCTTCGCCGACCGCGCGCCCGGCGGGCTCGCTTGGCGCAACCGCGAGCGGGTCATCGACGCCCTGCACCGCAAGGGCCTGATCGACGGCGACCTCGCCCTGACGCCAGCCGGGAAGGAGGTGCTGGCATGACCTCCCCCCTGCTCACCGTGCCCACCCTGCGCACCCTGCTCGCCGACACCGTGACCAACTGGTCGCGGCTGGGTGCGCCCGCGCTCTGCGAGCGCTTCGTGCTGAACAACGGCTGGGTGTTCAAGGGCCGCAAGCTGCCCAAGAGCTACGTCAGGGGCGAGCCCAAGAACTGTTTCCAGAACGCCGCCGACCTCGCCTCGCAGAACCGTACCCGCCTGCGCTACGTCGAAGGCTACGCCATGCGCAACCGCCTGCTGTTCCCGACGCTGCACGCTTGGTGCATCGACAGCAAAGACCGGGTGATCGACCCGACATGGGACGACCCCCAGCACTGCCAGTACATGGGCGTCCCCATGACGGCGGGGGAATGCTGGGCCGAGATGAAGCGAACCGGCGTCTACGGCCTGATCGACCCCGGCATGGTCAACTACGAATGGATGTTCCGCCTTGACCCCGGCCTCAAGGCCGAGGTCGAGGCCGTGGTCGGCAAGGTGAACCTTCCGGGGTAAACGATTTGACCCGGAAGAAACTGGGGGCTTCGGCCCCCTTTTTCTTTTGCCGGGGCTTGCGCCGAGTAGGATCGTGCGTTATGACCTGAACCGGGTCGCAACCAACGGCCCCCGACCAACCAACCACAAGGCCAACCACCATGAACACCACCACCCTGCACTACTACCGCCAGTTCCGTGCCCACCAGCACGCCGTCGCCATGGACGGCAGCGGCAGTCTGACCGTCTACCCGAGCGGGCGCACCGAGACGAGCTATGGCAGCGCGCCCTATGGCGAACACGCGCTCAGCGCCTACCTCAGCGCCAAGTGCCACATCGCCTTTCGCCAGCGCCTCGCCGCTGACGTTGCCGACCACAAGAAGCGCAGCCGCGCCGCCAAGCAGGCGTGGAAGACCCGCCGGGCGGGGGCACGCTGATGACCTACGTCATCGACGGCTTCATCCCCCACTGGGACACCCCGGCCCTGCCCCGTCCCCACTGGACGACCATCGCCTGCACGAAGAGCCTCGCCGAGGCCCGTGCCCTGCTCAAGGCGGCCAACAGCGACCCTCGCTTCAAGCGCGGGCGGGTGCTGGCCGCCGGGGTGGAGGTCACGATATGAGCGTCAGCCAGAACACCCAGCGCGGCCTTTACGCGCGGTCGTGCGACGAAACCCACTTCGCCCGCGACGCCGTCGCCGCCGAGGTCAAGGCCACGGCGCTGCGCGCCACCGGCCTTTACCAGCGCATCGAAATGCGCAGGTGGAACAATGGCACCCGCCAGCAGGCCCGTTGGGAATACAAGATCATGGCGTGGCGCAAAGCCTGACCGGGGGAACCGGAAAATCCCGAGGGGGCCGCGAGGCCCCCTTTTCATTTGGGGCCGGATCAGCGTACCGTGCCGCCGCGATGCCCACCTTTGCGCACGATCCCTCCCGCGTTCACCCGCCTGCGAGCGCGGGCGGCTACCCGTCAATCGCCGAGGAAGAGCGGACATCGCGGGCAGTACCGGCACCACGCGAGGTCGTCCCGGAACCGCCACGTACCCGCTCTGTCTACGACGACAAGATAACCCTTGTGTCCATCGCCTTGGGCGAAAGCGGGATGCCGCACCGCGTCGTGTTCGTGAACACGCATCGCCAGTACCGGGGACAAGGCCGGGCCACCAACATGCTCAACACCGCACTGGGCGATATGGACGCTGATGGCCGACCGTCCGAAATCTATGTCCGAAATGTTGAGCCCGACTGCGATGTCGGTCGCCTCGTCGCGTTCTTTGCACGTTTTGGCTACGGGCAAGCAGACCCCGACCCGGATGAACCCGACACGCCCCACCTCACCCGCCCCGCTGGTGGTTGACGCGCTTTTCGCGGTGACCATCACCGGCCTGACGGCCCGCACCTGCCGCTGGCCTCTCTGGGGGCACGACGACCGCCCCAACCGCAAGTCGCTCTACTGCGGCCTGCCGCCGCTCGCCCCCGACCAGCCCTACTGCGCCGCTCACGCCCACCTCGCCTACAAGGAACCCCGATGACCGCCACCACCATGGCTTGCTGCCCGTTCTGTCGCAAAGTGTTCCAGTTTGAATGGGGCGAGGCGATCACCACCGTGATCGACGGCAAGCGGCGCTTCGTCTGCCAGCCGTGCAACGACAGGCTGATGGTTATCGCCAAGACTGCCGCCCCGCAGAAAAGCAACGGCTCGGTTCCGGCGGGATAAAAATTTGCCCGAATAAAAAAAGGATCGTACAACGGAAGCTCTAAACCACCGGACACCGGACAGGAGAGTTTTCCGTGACCAATCTTGTAGTGCCTACCGTAAATCTCAACGGCAACGACGCCGATGACCTCGTCGCCCAGCTTCGCGACGTGCTGAAGGCTCTGGACGATGCCAACAGCCAGATGGGCGCTGCCAGCGACATCTGGCATGGCCGCAACTTCCAGCTTGCCCCCGACCCGCAGCGCGCCCAGTTCGATGCGCAGATCGCGTGGACGGAACGCCGCCTCGTCATCGCCAAGATGCGCGACGAAATCATGGAACTGGCCTTGGCCGTTCAGGAACAGGGGCGTGTCAGGGCATGATCGTCCACGTCTTCCACAACGCCACCCACGTGGCGACCATCGCCGCGCCCGGCGACCTCAATACCGACGAGGCGCTGGAATTCGCGTGGCGCTGGACGCAGAACGTGGACGGCTCTTGGTCGGTGCCCGGCTCTGCCGACTATCATGAGCGCGTCAAGGTCGTGGCCCCGCTGCGCGAGCATCAGGGCCGTACCTTTGGCCACCGCTCAAGCGCGGTCGGCGACATCTTCACCACCGGGACGCGCACCTTCGTGGTCGCGTCCACGGGCTTCCGGGAACTGACCGAGGTCGCCGAGCTTATCGGGGAAGTCATGGGGAAGCCCCATGCGGCTTGAAGCAAAGTTCCACAAGGCCATGTTGGCTCTGTACGAGCAGACCAAGCGCGAGGTCTACAGCCCGACGCTGTTCTTTGCCGCCGTCGCGAATGTCGGCGGGCGGCAGGCCGTGAAGGATTTGATCAACAAGGAAACCGCCGAGGGCTTTTACCACCTCGCCGAGGCCAATCGCTTCGACCTGACCGTGGAAGCCTACGTGATCGAACACCCGGAATACTGGCCGCTGTTCACCCTTGACGAAATCCGGCGTGCCAACGCCCGGCTGCGCTCGTTCAGCTACACGCCACGGGTGCAGGCATGAGCAACCAGCCCGTGTATCTGGGCGACGGCGTCTATGCCACCTTCGACGGGTGGTATGTCGAGCTTCGCCTGAGCCGCCACGACGTGCCCTTCGCCGTGGCCCTTGAGCCGCCGGTCATGGAAAAGCTGATCGCCTACTACAGGCAAGTGTCTAACCGGAAGCCGCAGCGGCCATGACCGCCATGCGAACTATTTGCTGGGCCTGCAAGACGACCCACGACGCCGCCACCCCGGTCAACAGCAAGAAGGACGCGCCCGCCGAGGGCGACGTGAGCCTGTGCCTCTCCTGCGGCGAGTGGGGCATGTTCACCGCCGCTGGCGAACTGCGCAGGCCGACCGACGACGAGTTCATGGAAATAGGCACCGACCCACGGATGCGCCTGACGCGCCAGTTGTGGGTCGAAACGGACAAGGAACGCAGGCGTGAGCAAGGAAGCCTTTCTGGAAGTGACGATCAGTTTCGCGGTGAACAGCGGCGACACGACCAGTGGCCCGATGCTGGTTCGCTTCGGGGCGATACAGACCATCACCCCGCTGGCGAGCGGCACCAAGATCAGTCTGGGCGGGGGCACGGCGCTGTACGCGACCGAGAGCTACGAACAGATCGCGGCGGCGCTGGCCGGGGTCAAACCGCTGTGAGGCCGGTCTTCGCCAAGATCGGCACCGGGGGGCGGCTCAGCCTTGCGGACATCTGCGGGTTCATCCCGACCTTCCTCAGCCTCGCCGACCCGCGCCCGGCGCGCGAGCAGCTTGACGCCCACTACCAGCACGGCGGCGGCTGGCGGCCACAGGAAGGCTTCACGATGCACGGCGGCATGAGCCTGCACTATCCCGGCGACCCGGCGTTCCGGCCCTTGGCCATGGCCCGGTTCCGCGACGAGAAGATCGTCATCTACGAACACGAATATGTTGCTGTCATCCAGCCGGATGGCAGCTTCGAAGTCAGCAGGATGAATTGAGGGTACGACATGAACAAGGAACGTAGAGCCGCCATCGCCAAGCTGCGCGGCGAGCTTGAAGAACTGGCAGATAGTCTTGCAAACCTGCGGGACGAAATTGAAACCCCGCGCGACGAAGAGCAGGAATACTTCGACACCATGCCCGAGAGCATTCAGGGCGGCGACAAAGGGCAGGTCGCCGAGGCCGCCGTCAACTCGCTTCAGCAGGCTTACGACTATCTGGACAACGCCCACAGTGAAATTCAGAACGCCATCGGCGAACTGGAAGAAGCAGCCGCATGAACTAAGGTTTGGGGAGTGTCATGCGGCGAGGGGCGCGGGTTGCCACACGGCCCGCGCCCTTTTATACTTCCTGCCGGGTCGGAGGTGGTGAAGGTCAGGGTTACTTCTGGAAAAAAGTGCGCCCCTGTCCGCTTGTTCCCCTTCGACCTAGATGCCCGGTCGCGACGACGAACGCCAAGTGCCCATCAAATTGTGGCGCAGCCACAGGATGCCCGTAGCGCAGCCCAGCAGCCCCGTACAGCGCGATGAGCCCGTTTCCGCTACCAGACAGCCGCCAGCCCCACGGAACGCGCCCAGCGAGCCCGCAGGCGGCCCAGCGCCTAACCCAGCAGCATCACCAGCGCCACCAGCAGGCAAAACACCGCCGTCCACATGAAAATTGCCGTGAGTTGCCGCATGGCCCTCATCCTCGCCGCCGCGCCGTGCGACTGGTCAATATGGCCATGACGTTCGCCCAGTTCCACTCGGTGGGCGGGCCGGGCCAGCGGCCCAGCACGGCGCTTCCGGGAAGGTCGTTCAGGCCGAGCTTGGCGAGGTCGCGCGCGGCATCCCCGGACACGGCCCACAGGCTGTCGCCTCGCCGCTGCGCGCTGCCGACGCCCTTTGCCCGGATCAGGAACGTGCAGTGCACGCCTGCCCGCCGATGGGTTTCGAACCACGCCACCTGATGCGGGCGCAGGGTCACGGCCCAGCCGTTGGTCATCTTGTGTTCGATCCACCCTGACGTTTGGGTGGGCTGATGCGCCCAGAAGCTGTCGGGCACGCCAGCGTGGGTCGAGCCCGTCTCGATGGGCGTCCACAGCCACCCTTTGCTCTTGTGCAGGTGGTCTTGCACGATGCGGCGCAAGCCCGCGTCGGCGACGGTCATGTCTTTGTGGGCTCCGTCACATGCTCGCTGCCATCGGGCAGCATGATGATGCGTCGGCACCAGACGCAGCCAGCTTTCTGCGCATCGACCGCCTCGTCGCCCATCAGCAGGCATACAGGCGGCCCCTGACAGACGATGATCGTGGGTGGCTCGTCGTCTTCGTCGGCGATGGTCATTGCCGGGGGCTGAGGTAGTGGTCAACCGTGTGGCGCACGTCGCTATCGTTGCGGTAGATGTCGTTTTCGCGCGCCACCCATCGGAGGTAGTCGAGCGGCACTTCGGCCCATGGCTGGCCCTTGTGCTTGCCGAAATTGCAGGTGGCCAGCAGCACCGGGGTCTGGCTGAGTTGCAAAAGGTTAGCCGGTGTCCGACCCGTCGCCAGCATCCGTAAAAGGATCGCACCTGTGCACGCCGCATCGTAGAGCGCCCTGTGCGGGGCCATGCCCGCCAGCATCTCTTTAGGCGGCTCAGCATTCAGGTGATAGCGCAGAACTTGGTTCCCCATCTTCGGGCTTTCCGGGTAGAGGTGCCGGGCGCACTGGTAGGTGTCGATGAAGGCCAGCGACAGTTCCGGCAGGAACTTCATGTCGAACTTCGCATTGTGCGCCGCATAGAGCATGGTGCCGGGCTGCTCAGCCGCCTTTAGCTGCCCGATGGCGATGCCCCGTGGCACGCAGTAGGGCGCACCGGGCTTGACCTGATCGGGGTGGATGTGGTGGGCGGCCCGCGCCGCCGGGTGCATGGCCGCTGTGGTTTCGATGAACGACCACGCATATTCGCCAAAGACCCAGCCGCTGGCTGGCCGGGTGTCGTCGCCGACCTTTCTGAGGTTGACCAAGCCTAACTCGCACATCTCGGCTCCGTTGGCCGGGTCGTCGCCGGTCGTCTCGGTGTCCAGCACGACGATGCGGTTCACGTTGTCCATGGGCCAGCCTTGCGTTGTGGTGCGAAGCACCGCATAGTGACGGTGCGAAGTGTTTGACACCCTCAGACCTTGGTACGCAAGCTCAACTCAGGCCCCTTCGTCGGGGGCCTTTTCTTTGAGCGCGGTGTCAGCAATCTCCCGGACCCATGGCACGATGCGCCGGTCGTGACTGATGTTCAGCAGCGCCATGCGGAACCGGGCGTTTTCTTCCTTCAGCTTCCTGATAGCCCACCAGCGCCTGCGCGCGATGGTCTTTTTCCTAGCGGCTTCGGTCTGTGCGTCCAGCGTGAAATCGATCTTCCACGGGTTGGGCTTCGGCTTCATTTTTCCAGTCGGTCAAGAATGAGGTTCACCCGCTCGTCGCCCAGCGCGGCCAGCCGGGTGACAATCGTCTGTAGGCTGCTCAGCACCGTGTCACCGCCATCGAACCTGTCGGTGGCGTACTGGTGGTGAGCGTCATACTTGTCGCAGCGGCGGCAATAGCGGGTGAGCCGGGCATTCACATCGGTGGCCACGGCCTTGCATTTCTGGCACTGGTAGGGACGGCGCTTGACCTCGGCCCGGAATGCCAGTTCCTCGGCCCGCGCCCGTTCCTGTCGCATGGCGAGAGCGGTCGGGGATGGCGAGTGGGTCGGAGATGGCGAGTATGGGGCCGGGGGCGCATAAGTCACGAAACCGATGTAGTCGTGATAATTGAACTCGGCCAGCGTGATGCCCCGTTCCTTCAGATACCGGTAGACGTTCGCGTCAAGCTTCGTATCGACATCGATCACCATGGCTTCTTGGCCTCTCCCCAAGTGGGTCCTACCTCGAAATCGACAATCGTCGGGACGACGAGCGGCGTCGTTTCGACCATGATCGCCTGTGCCTTCTCGGCGACCGCCCGGTCGGCGGTGCTGATGTCAAGCTCGTCGTGCAGTTGCAGCATCGGCACGATGCCTTCGCGCCAGCAGGCGAGCATCGCCAGCTTGGTCTGGCGCGCGGCTGAGCCCTGAATGAGGTTGTTCAGGCTCTTGCGGGTGTCGGCCCGCCGCAGCATCGTCTTGGCCCATGGGTGGTCGGGGTTCTCGCGCCGCTTCATGGCCTCGTCGTAGCTGCACGGGCTCATCTTGTGCCCCTGCGCCTCGGCGCTCATGCGCGTGTCGAAATCGACATAGCCGCCCTCCCAGCGCGGGTAGTGCATCCGGGCACCGTCGATCAGCCTGATGTAGCCGCGCTCGTTGGCGGCCCGCTTGCATTCGTCCTCTAGGCTTTTGATGAACGGCAGGCGGTTGTGATAGTCGCGCAGCAACTCTTCAGCTTCGGCGAGGCTCAGGCCAAGCTCTTCCGCCAGCGCCCGCTTGCCTTTGCCGTAGGTCATCGACAGGTTCAAAATCTTGGCGATGGCGCGGGGCCGGTCAACCATCTCGGCGACCATCTGGTGATAGTCGGTGCGCGGGTCGTCCAGATACCGCTGCACTGCCGCCTCAGCGCCCCGTGCACCGACCTTGGACGCGAAGTGCACGGTCAGCCGTGGCTCCTGCTGGGAATAGTCAAGCGCCACCCAGCGCTCGCCCTCTTCCGGGAGGAAGCAGCTTCTGATCGCCACGCCGATGTCGTCCTTGTCAGGGGAAGGCATCTGCTGAAGCGGTGGTTCCGAATAGCTGAACCGGTGCGAGCGTGTCCCCCCGGACGTGTCGCGATACTGGTGTATCTCGGCGTGGATGCGGCCCCGGTATTCGTAGCTCAGCAGGAAGTTCTCAAGGAACTTCGACTTGGCTTCCTCGTACTTTTCAGCGACCGCACAGGCGCGCGGCAGCGGGTGGTCGTGCTTCTCCATCCAGTCTTTGGTGAAGCTCGCCTGTGAGGTCTTCTGGGTGCGCGGGAAGGCGATATGCTCGCGGCTGAACCATTCTTCCATCTGCTTGGGCGAGCGCACCTCTTTCATGCTGGCGGCACGCTTCAGTTCCAGCAGCGAGCCGACCTCGGCCAGTGCCGCGTCGCGCTTGGCGGTGAACGCCTTCATGGTCTGTTCGATGCGGGGCATGTCCAGCCGGATGCCGCGCCGCCGCATGGCGGTCACCATGGGCAACAACGCCATCTCGGTGTCGTAGGCCCCGGTCAGGTTTTGCGCGTGCAACAGCGGTGCCGTGTGCTGCCACAGCGCCCATGTCTGCTCAGCGTCGGCGATGGCGTAGGGGGCCGCGAACTTGGCTTCCACGGCCCAGATGGCCTGAGCCGCCTTGGCGGGGTCGTAGCCCTCGCTTTCCACGGCCTGCGCCAGCAGCTTCTTGTCCTTGCCGGGAAGGCCGATGCGATGGCAGCAATCGTCCAGCGCGTAGCTGAATTCGTTCTCGTCGGTCAACACACAGGCGGCGAGCGTGTCATCGATCTGCGCGCCGGTCAGGTCGGCCCCGCTCGTCGTCAGCCAGCCATAGTCGTAGGCGGCGTTGTGGAAGACCAGCCGGGTGGCGCTCTTGGCGATGTCGGTCACCCACTGCATGACCTCTGTCCGCGCGAAATGGTTGCCGTCAGCATGGTAGATCGGCGCATAGCCGCTGGTGCCCTCGGCGGCCCAGCTTACGCCGCAAATGTAACCTTGGCCGAAAGCCCAGCCGGGGCCTTTGCCATGCTCAAGACCCATGTCGCGGGTTTCGCAGTCAAGCACCACCACCGGATGCTGCCGCAGGTCGGGCAGTTCCGATGGTGGTTTCCAGTCGCTGTCGGGGCGGAACAAGCCAAGCTGCCCTTGTTTGAACCTCTTGGCCACGGGTCAGATGCCCCGGTTCAGTTCCTGCCGCACGGCGCGCACGGCGTCGTCCATGCCCGTGTCGGCGTCGCTGGCGGCAGCGTGGTGGCCGCCGTTCTCGGGCGTGCCGCCATGACCGTTGGCAGCAACCTCTTTCGTCCGCTTGCCATAGATGTCGTGAACCCGCTGCATGGCTTCCTCGCGGGTGCAGCCCCAGCCCACGGCGAGCGCGGCGTAAAGCTCCTGCCCGTCATAGGGCCGCACGGGCTTGCGCAGGCGGTCTGCGACGCAGCGGGCGTAACCGGCGATGTCGTCCCAGTGATCTTCGTGGCTGGGGTCGCCTGCCAGTATGCGGGCCATCTTGTGGGCGATCATATAGAGCGCGTGCCGCTGGGGGTCGGGCAGGATGGGCCAGTTGCGCTCGCGCTGCATGGCCCGCAGCATCTCCCACGTCGCCCGTGAATTCTCGTTGAATTCGCCATGCACGGGGGCGCGCTCGCTCATCACCTTGGCGGTCTTGTCCATCATGCGCTTTCCTTCAGGTTGTAGCCCACGGCCCCGGTGCGCCGGTTCATCTGGTACAGCACGTCTTCGTGCCTTGCGTCGGCGCGCTCAATGAACTCATTCACGGCGTTGTAATCGTCGCGGGTCAATGTTGCCGCGAGCTTCAGGGCGGCCTGTCGCGTGCGCATGACGATGGCGATGGCGTACATATTGCCCATCAGCCGTTCCACCATGCCGAACTGCATTATTTCCAAGAGGTCGCACACCTTGATGCGGGCGATCAGGTTTGGATGCAGCGGCGGCAGTTGCGCCAGCTTCAGCTTGTCCATCTCCCGGCGTTCCAGCCGCTCAACGATGCTCTTGAGGTCGGGATTTTCCGCTTTCACGGGGAACGGGATGTCGCCGACGCCAAGCTCGCCCGCGTCGTGCAGGCGGATATAGCGTTCGACCGGGCCGCCCAGATCGCCGAAGATGGCCGCGTAGATGCAGGCCATCTGCCAGCTATGCTCAGCCACCGTCTGGGTCTGGATGGTAGGCCACGTGTGATACCTTCTGGTGCGGCCCGCGAAATACAGGTCGTCGGTCACGAAATCGGTTTGGGTCATGTAGCGTCCTCGTCAACAATGCCTCTTCCGACCTTGCTTTTACGATCCTTTTTCGTTCCGGGCAAACCTTCGGGCTCAGGTTCGTGGTCTTCCAGCCGCTCGCGCGCCTCGCGCCGCTGCCGGGGTGGCAGTTCCTTGGCCGCCGACGCAGCCCTCGTCGCCGCCGCCTGACTGACGCGGGCCAGCACTTCGACCTGACCGGTGCCGCTGCACGACAGGCACGGGTTGCCCGATACCGGGTCGGTGCCCTCGCCAGCGCACGCCTCGCAGTCGCGTACCTTCTTGATCGTCCTGAAAATGCTCATTTCCATGTCTCCTTGACGCGCCAATGTTGAAGCAGGCGGATTTTCCCTGACGAATTCATGCCCGCCAGTTTGACGGGGTCATCAAGGAACCCCTTGTCATGCAGCGGCTTCATGCGCGGCGAGACAGACCACTTGTCGATGTTCATCTCGGCAGCGATCTGAATTGAAGTCATGTAGCGTGGCCAGCATGTCCGCATGAAATTAAAGACATCCTCTTCCAATTTCGATTTCCCAACAATGCTTGCGGCCAGATGTGAAGTGTAGGGGTCGCCCGGTCGGGCTGATGCACTTGTCATTTCTTCATCCTCCGTTTCAGCCACGCTGCCGTAGCAATTCGCCAGTCAGGCGCGGCAATTGAATGTGCCCAG